GAGAAGTTGCCAAACTCGTAGTAGAGCGGCCCGTTGTCATCTACCTTGATCTTGGTGAGGTCAGGGCGAAGATTGTACAGTTCGTCGAATGTACCCGATGGGTTCATGTTCGCATTGATGCCAAGCAGGTAGTTATTGCCAGTCATGCAGTAGTAGGCGATCATGGCTTCACGGAAGGCCGTTCCTGCTGTCTTTGGCGCGGGTGTATTCCAGAGTTGCAGCAGGTCAGAGTTGGGCATCTCACGCTTCTTCGTCTCATCGGTGTAGTGCTTCCACTTGATACCAGCTCCGGCCCTGGCGATGTGTCCCACCACGCGGAACACCGTCTTGTTGCCCCGATAGCCCTCCTGAATGTACGCTCTGGTATGGCGTGGCATCGTGGCAGGGGTCGCCACGCCTTGCTGCGCAACCACAACCTGAATATTGGGATCGGCCTGTTGTTGTTGTGGCTGAGGGCGGTTACGGCGTCTACTCTTATCAAACCTCTCACTACTAACCTGTACAATTCCATGAACTCAGCGAAGGTCAATCGTTCAACGTCTTCTTGTGAGAGGAGAAATGCCAGACGCACCTCATAAATACCCTTCCAGGGAATGCGGATATATTCTTCTTCACTCATTCCATCCTCCCTCACCATTCTACTGCCCAGATGAACACAAAAGCAGCGATAGAAAGCACACCAGCGATGTAGTAGAACATGCTTTCTGGCTTCTTCCATTCAATATGGGCATAGATAGCAAATGCTGCTACTAGCACAAGCGTAAACCCGAGTCTTACTAGAATCTCCAGATTCACCAATCACCTCCTTCATGAGACATAGCCCACTCGAACGGGTTCACTTGCGGCCCACGCCTGAACAACTCTTGCTCCTGCACTTTGGCCTCCTCCTCGGCTGCCTGGCGCTGCTCTTCGGTGATGGCCTCGGCTACTTTCAACTGCTCAATGCTGAGTGTGATATCAAGTGCCTCTTCGTCATCGCTTGCCAGGTCAAGTAACCCTGGTCTGCCATACGTCGAGATCACAAAGGCCATCATCGCATGGCAATCGGGGTATTCATCGTGTGGCGCCTTTGGGAAGCTAAACAGTTCTTTCTCCGCCTCCTCGATGCCCTCCATGTTCTTGTTGTGATACGCCTTGCCATTGGAGTAGAGGATGCTACCAGTGGTAGAACGGGTGATCTTATCGGTCTGTGGTTGGAACGGTTTAATCGGTAACCCCAAGCTAATGAGATATTGTATCATTGCCAACTGGTAGCCGACTTTCTCAACGGCGATGATGCTATGATGGAAGCGTTGAAAGATGAGCGGGATTTGTTGTTGTTGCTCGGGGAAGTCCAGGTGTTCATGCAGGGCATGGAGAAGCAGTGCATCCTTGTACGGTGTGATAGCCCAGGTTTCCATAAGGAAGAAGTCAGCGGTGTTCTTGGTTGAGACGGCCAGGTCAATCACCGCTAAGTTCCAACAGTCGGAAACCGGAACTGTGACACGACCTCGCGGCGTCTCCAGTATATACGATTGTGTCACTTGATCTATCGTAAACCAGCGGCGGTCTTTCTCTCTGTAAATATAGCCGCCAGTAGGGATGGGACTTTGCTGGCACTGTGCTGAGTAGTGAAGAGGACCTAATTCCCTTTTCAGTTTGTCTAATACTTCCTGGGGAAACTTTTCTGGCCATAACAATTCCCCTTCTACGGTGCGTTTATCGTACTTGCCATCAGGGTAGATGTCAGTCAAAGAGGACCTGCTTTCCCTGGATGGCTCGTACTCTTCTGGCAGGTTCACATGCTCCCATCCACCAAGTTTGAGCACATGCCCTATCAGGTCCTCTTCATGCAATCTCTGGCCCACAATCACCATGGAACCGTGTTCCTGATCGTTTAAGCGACTCATCCAGGTTTTGCCAAACCATTCCTTTGTGGCCTCAATGTCTGCCAATCCCGCCATCGCGTTGTTCGGGTCGTCTATGAGTAAGTGCGTACCACGTTTGCCGGTGCCTGATGCACGTACCGCAATCGCTATCGAGTAGCCACGTTTGTCATTCTCGAAATAGCCCTTGACGTTCTGTGAGGATGAGAGCACAAAGAGCGGGCCATACCACTCTTGAAACCACTGTGACTCAATCAGATCACGTCGATTCTTGTTGTCTCTTACTGCTAAATCTAGCGAGTGAGAGGCGCAAAGCCACCGACTATATGGGTCGTTAATCCAGCACCATACCGGAAACAAGACTGAGACAAAGGAAGATTTGGCGTGACCTGGAGCGATGGTGATTGCCAATCGTTTGATGCGCTGCTCGAACACGGCTTGCAGATGGTCACAGATGACGTCAAGGTGCCAGTTCCAAATCAGATCGGTGCCAGGCTCAAGCACAGGCCAGGCGTGCCGTGCAAAGAAGCGGAACTTCTCACGACCACGTTCGCGTATCTCCTTCTTCAGTTTTTGCGGGTGTAACAGCGCGTTACTCCCGGTTCGTTGCGGTGCGATTGCTGATTCTCTCAAGCGTTTCTACTTCCTCATCGGTCAACGCTTGCAGGGCATGGTCGCGTTGCACCTGCATATGGTTGGTCACATCGACCTGGGATTTGTCGCGGTATTCTGGCATGAGTGCCTTAGCATGGAAGATCAAGAGGGTGTCGCTATACTTGCGTACCGTGCCTTGATAGCGGCCCAGGTGATAGACAGGCTCGTCGTAGCCCTCTTTGCCCCGGCGGTAGATTTCAGCGCGTAGCACGTCTTTGGCATCCTCTTTGGCCTGGTTAAAGGCAAAGAAAAAGTCTTCATCGTGCTCAAGCCAACGATAGACGGTAACACGATTGATACCAGCCTTTTGAGATGAGAGCAGCACATTACCATGCTCAGCAAAGACGTCAAGGAACAGGCGCTGTCTCTGCTTCGTACTGAGCTTTTTTTGAGGTGTTGCATTTTTGCTACTCATGGCTTCACCGCTGGTATCTGCCGTGTGATGGGCGCAGCTCTTGGTACAGGCTTGAGCAACTTGCGGTCAAGTGCTCTCATGTGGATGATGGTGCCAGCCGTGACGCAGAAGAGCGCAACGCCAGCGCCAAAGAGCATGAGCGTGATGGCATCCAATATAGAAATCACACGAACCTCCCTTTCTCTCTCTCTCGTTTTCGAGCATTCTGCCTCATTTGCTCTCGACGCTCATTTGAGAGTTTCACACCTCGACGACTATAGAGAGGTTTGCCTTTACGTGATTGACTCATCTTCTCACATGTTTCGGGAGAGAGTTTCCTACCAAGTGCGGATTGTCTAAGCTTTTCTCGCTGTTCAAGTGACATTGGAGGCCGTTTTTTACCAAGACGGGTAGCACTCATCTTAGCTTTCGCTTCAGGACTAGCTTTCCTACCTAACTGAGCCTGTCTATTATGCTCTACTGATTCAGGAGAATGCTTTATGCCAAGTGAAGAGCCAGCAATGGGGGCAGCATTAAAGGTAGGGTGAAGTGTGTTCAGCCAGTATTGCTCACGTGCAGTCAAGGACATGGGCAAAACCAGTTCTAAAACTTCGAAGGTAAAAGCGTCTTCACCATATTTGTTCCAAGTACGCTGTATATGGAGATTATGGCGTCTATTCGCCCGAAGACCATTCCAATGCTCCTGTTTTCGTTTACGGAGATTGGTTGCACTGCCTATATATATTCTCTTATTCGATATGCAGGTGATCTTGTAGATGCCAGATGCAGAGGGTATACTATCATCCATGGTACAAGCTCCAATCTTGTATCTAGGCTTGGCAGTGTTTCCAGCACTCCAAGCCACAACCATTTTAGTGGCATCATTATAGCATAAAGCCGCTCTATAAGCAAGTTTACCTGCACTCACTTCAATCATTCAGCCTCCAACACTGAGCGGTACAGCGCGATGAACTGCTCTTCGCCCATGGTCATGATTTCAGCGACAGGCCAATCCATCACCACCTTGTACAATGCGCGTGCTTGCTGCTCTGCTTGCCCGTGCAGTACCTCATTCACACACTCTTTGATAAAATCATAGATCGCAATATCGGTTATGACATTGCCTGTGATTGCCTGTAGATGATCATAGCGGTGATCGGCTACAGTGGCAGGTATGGGTAAGCCATTCACATCTACCGGGTAGGTGTGGTCACTGACGGTATTCACAACGGTGAGATCGCGTTTCGGCTGAGGGAATAGCAGGGGCTGCGGTTCGCTTTTTGGGGCATGAGCGCGTTTCGGGATGGGAGTTGGTTTGTCTGTCTTCGTAGTTCACCTCCTTTAGTTCGCGGGAAAGGACTTACACCTTTATCTTCGCTGTAAATCCCTGCTTGCTCTACTACTTGAGCTACCCGCGAGTGTTACGGATAGAGCACAGCCGGCATAGGCGCGAGCATGAGCCACGCGCCAAATCCAATGAGCCAGGCTGACAATATGGCTGCACAGGCGATATAGAATATGCGTTCAAAGCGTGACATTTCTTGCACCTCTTCGCAATAAGGACAAGAGCAACGATATACAGGACGATGAGCAGCGTCGAGACGGTAAGGATGATGAGCCAGGTCTGCCACAGGTAGAACAGCAGTTGTGAGAGTGCGAGAAACCAGAGCATGTCATACACATTCACACCGCTTAATACAGTTCCAAGACAATCGGCTCATCACACCCTGCAAACTTCACGAACACTTTCTTTTCCCAGGTCTCTTCACTGGTAGGAGGTCTATCTATCTCTACCGATACGACACCAGGAACACGCCACAGGCTTTCAATGATCGTGGCGATATTCGTTGCTACTTGTTGCCTATGTAATTCACTCATAACACCGCCTGCTTGCTACCGTTAGAGTCTCAATTAT